TTCTCTGTTGAGGCTGTCCAATGGCAAACTGATTTCAGATTGCGTGTATGTATCCGCAGCGCTCATTGTTAAATTGCCATTTACGAAAAATGGGTCGCTTGTAATTGTGTATGCTTTCGCCATAAGTGTGGCGCAGAACAGGCCGCTTATCTTCTTATCCGCCGCAGGCGGGCACTCATCCCGTCCACCCGCCCCTTGGGTAAAAGCCCCATATAATCAAACTTGTCATGACGATTTTTGGGGGTCATTTTATTAAAAGGGGCTATCTACGAACAAACATGGGCCGAAAAAAGAAGTTTAGCGGAGAACCAGGTGCGACATGCGCGCATTGCGACACATATGTACACAAGAATACTCCAATGTTGGGATTAGTGTACATGTGGAATGGCAAAGAAGCAGCGATCTGTAATGAATGTGGAATGAAAGTAATCAGAATCTTTGACACAATGCGACATAGGTGGGGTTGAGTGGTACGCCGTGGTATTGTTAGATGCAATAATTGTGGTTGGTATCAGCCGTGGATCGCCTCCAACAATTGGTCAGGACCTCGTGCTGCATCATATTGCCGTAAGTGTGGACGAAGGAATCGATTTAGACCCGCCATATACCTACCGAATGGTCAGAGAGCATCAGGACTTGAATCTCGAGGACGAAAAAATGCAGTCGATTTCTATGGAAGACCTAATCATGATCCCCGCCGCGCTCTGATCGCTGAAGCAAAGGCAAGGAACCTTCGCTCTCGAGTAGGGGTTATCGTTGACGAAGATGAATTAGTTGTCCAGGAAACTCTATCATTTGCTGACAGAGTTCAGGAGCGCATCGATTCTCTTCGAGCCTTGATCGATTCTAGTAGTAACCCTGGTAATCAAGAATGAATAATACGACCACTGCTACAATTCCAACAACAAACCATTCCTTCCAGTTCAGATCTAACTGAACCAGGGCGTCGCGATATTGAATCAAGACATCTGGCGTTTCAGTCTGTGCGCTGTTTTCATGATGCGCGCCTGGTTCCAACCTTTCCGTAGATCGCCGTTCTGTTTGCGACCGAGTTCGTTGGCTCTTTCCAGGGCCTTCGACATGTTCTTGTCGCTCTTTGTTTTCTTCCTCGATCTCTTTGTCGGTAATACTTCCACTTCCTGTTCTTTAGCCATACATGACGCGCACGATCCATGACCGTTCATCGCCATCCTGGTTAGTTCGTCATACTCTTCAATTGTTAACTGGACATGTGCCATGTCATATGCGGCGGAAGCGGCGAGATACAGTAATTCCGGCTACAATCTGTCTTGCGCGACGAGATTCTTCAAGTCTGGCTTGAATTCTATTTCGTTCGAAGCTTGAAAGAAATGGATTCAGAAGCTTCACTTGTCTTCGAGCAATTTGTGCTTGAGTTAATCTGCGTCTATTTGCTGCTCTAATTAGTGCGGTATCTCCTGCCCTGGTACATTGACCATTCCTGGCGCAACTAATATCGTGCAATTTACACGCATTATCAAGTGGATCTATTCCATTAGGCCATTTGGCTACATCTGGGTTATCTCGAAGATAGTCTTCCGCACTGATCGCACGACCAGCAGTCCAATCAGGACCACAATATTGACCATGTATCTTGACCAGGTTATCACCGATCAGGATGATAGTTCGTTTGTGACAAGTGCTGCGTATGCATCGGCTGACAACTTGATTCTAGAACAAACCATTCTGAACTGTCCAGACTTAACGGCAACTTGCGCAACACTGTTCAAAGCAAAGAAAACATTGTCAGTTGCTATGATCATTAAGTTGTCATCGGTAGAGTATGGTGCAATATCGCCAATTAGATCTACAACATGAGGACCACTGAATTCAGCAGCGCCGCCAGTAATGTATGTCTGCTTGCGGGCAATTAGGTTTGCATCATTAGCACCAACTAGTGCTGTCTTCGAAGTTGCAGTTAGTTGACAGGTGACAGTTGATACAGAGTTAACTATTCGCTCTGGTTCATCTGCTGTAAAATAAACTGCGTGTACCAGAATACCTTCTCTGTTGAGGCTGTCCAATGGCAAACTGATTTCAGATTGCGTGTATGTATCCGCAGCGCTCATTGTTAAATTGCCATTTACGAAAAATGGGTCGCTTGTAATTGTGTATGCTTTCGCCAT